AATACAGTTCCTGTTGGAGTGTCTGTTGTGATAGTTGCAGCAGATGTGGCTACAACTGTAGCTGTTTTAGGAGTTTGTGCAAATGGAGCTGTAAATGTCTTAGCCATAAATATTCCTTAGAAGCAGAGAGCTGCGGCTTGTACTTGAGCGAGGGATAAGCCACCAGAGCTTGCTGCTACTGCTGCGGCAACAAAAGCTGTACTGGCAATCTGTGTAGTGTTAGTCCCTGCTGTAGCTGTTGGAACAGCAGGTGTTCCCGTGAATGTTGGAGATGCAATATTGGCTTTAAGATCTAAAGCTGTTTGTTGTGCTGTACTTACAGGCTTAGATGTGTCAGCGGTATTATCAACGTTAGCAAGGCCAACATCTGTCTTAGTGAGGGCAACCACACCAGTTCGTCCGGCAACAGATGTCACTGTATTAACTTGAGCACCAGTCTCAACACCATTAAGCTTTGTCTTGTCTGCTGCCGACATAAAGCCAGCTTCAGTTTGTGTAGCATTTGTGTGTGCTGCACCTCGACTACCAATGTGGTCTGTAAGGTTTGTTTCAACTGTATCTACACGATCACTCAAACCACCAACATCAATGTCTGTGTTGTCAATAGCATCTTTAAGGTATTGTGTACGGTTGGCAAGTTGCTGTTGAGCTACGTTCAGATAGCCAGCAGTTGGGGTACCAAAGCTACTCTTTTCAGGACTGCCACCAAGAAGTGGTGTAGTGGTTTCAACTTGAAATACTGTTTCTTCCCATACGGGATTCTCTACAATGTTACCCATATGTTACTCCAATAAATGATGCAAATTTACCACCCACACCTTCTTGTAATGATGGTCCTGCAAGTTGTGACCCGTCTGCTACCTGACTGCCATCTGCGATTAAGAATGTATAATTACCAAAACCTTTAGCATTAGGAACACCTTGAAACCCAAAGAAAGAGTCATAGTCAAAGTTGCCATAATTAACTCTCACGCCCAACGGCTGAGGAAGTAGATAGGCATTATAACTGTCTGTCTTTTGAATATAAGTGAGCAGACTTCTTTCAAACGATGTAAGCTCTTTACCAACAAGAAGTGTGTAAGCTGCTGATCCTTCATTTTGAATAGTAGAGCCAGATGTACTGAAGATGAAGTTAGCAAAATCCATCACTTGTTCTGGTGTGGCGTGCGTACTATTTTTTGCAATCTTAGCTTTAATAAAGATTCGATAAATATCATCTGTTAGTGTGATATTACCAAAGCGTGGATTATTAGCATCATAAAAGATGGCACCAACACTTGGGTCATAGAAGTCACCAAATGACCCTGCATTAGGAACTCCCTGAAAGCCAAAGAACTCGAAGATATCTACACTGAGAAGTGTCCGAGGTTGTCCAACAATTTCCCCAATATTATCTAGGTTTACGCCAGCAGCAGTATCAAGACTACGCTCTTGCATAAGCTGACGGAAGACTTCTTGAAGCTCAAGTTTACCCTCTAAAAGTATTTGAGTATACTTGTCAAACACCTTAGCGCCTTCACCAGACACTGGGTCGTAACGAAATTGTTCAGTATAACGTGATCTAGCTTCTTCTAGATAATCAATTTCAACAAAAGAATTGATCGCCATTTAATTCTCCTCAAATGAATGTGATATTTTCAGGGAGAACTTGACCAATTCCATCGAAAGGTATAACAATGTTGCTCACACCAGTTGGAGGGCTTGTAGTTCCAATCAACATGCTATTAACTTGGTGTCCGGGGACAGAGTTCACAGGAGTGTACAGACGGCTATAGATGATATCTTGTCCAATACTTAGGCCGCTGATGTAGTCAATCAGGGCAGACTTAATCATATCTTGCCCGTTCTCTGGGAAATTCTGGTCTGTCGTAATGTCAAGCTGAATATAAATATCAACGGGGGTTGGCCTAGAGAATTTTACTTCCCTTTGATAACCATATTTATCCTTAATCATCACCGTTGTATTACCAACAGAAGCTACACCAGCACCTCTATTATCCCAAATAGCTTGTGCAATTTCAGCAGAGGTTCCACCATCAACAAGAACAAGGAAGCTATGTCCCGGAGTACCATTAGCATTTGTAATATCGGTGTTGTTGTCATCAATAAAAACTTGTTCAACATCATCAAGACTAAACAAGGCTGAATAGACGGCCTCTACAATATTACCAGCTCTTTCAAACTTTGTATTACGAAAACGAATACGCAGTTCTGAATCTGTCTCTCTAATACGCCCTTGGGCCGCTGCAACGGGATTCATCACACTATCCCAACCAAGACGGGATGTTACAATCTGTGTGATAGTGTTGATAGGCTGATCAAGAGGACCAACTTCTGTAGCTTGAACATCTCCAAGCTTAACTACCTTAGTAATACCAAGATTGGTTGTATTAGTCCAAGTTGCAACAAAGAAGATATCCTTGTTATCAATCTTAAGACTACCATCTGTATTAAGAGTAGTGGCAAGATCCGTAGAATATGTACTATCAATTACAGCTTTGATACCAGCAATAATACTTGCAGATGTGGCTCCAACACCAGATGTGTAGCTGATAGTGTTGGTGATACCCAGACGTGTGTATGTCAAAGTGTATGTAGTGGAATTTGATACAATAACTACGCCGACAGTAATCCCTGATACTGCCTCGGGAGACAAGGTAACGTCAGAAACAATAGCAAATTGTGCACTAGTTGTAGGGGAGGATACTACGTTTCCAGCAGCAATCAACGTACCTGTATCACCACCAAGCAATACTTGTGCTGTAGTGTAGGTATTCTCAAACCTTGCTGGAATACCACTCAACAAGATCATATTGTCAAGAGAGATACCTGTTGCAGAGTTTGCATCAAAGGCTGAGTATACTTCTTGGGCAGCTTCCCATAGGTCAGCTTCAGATGGAGACTTCAATGCAACCAGACGACCAATTACAGAGCTATCGTCTGTCCCCACGACTTCGCCCGGCTGGACAAGATCTTGAAATACTACTACTGCTTCGGCCTTACCATCACTAACTACTTCAGGAAGCCTCTTAGTTGTAAAGCCTGTTGCTGATAATCCGGCCATAGGGCTTCCTTAGTTTATTGGATTAATTACTATTGGTTGTGTGGTAGTCCCATCAACAACCTTAACTTGGAAAGTCAGAGAATATTGTCTGTTAACAAGAGTAGAGCTGAAAGTTACAATCTGCTTAACACCGGGTTCTGACAGGATTTTCTGTTGGAAGATTAAATCCACAGCCGCCTTAGAACTCTTACGTCCTAGAATCTTATTCCAGTAGTCAACGCCGTAGGTTGTATCGTAGAACCATTCCCCAGCGAATGTACGCAGCAAGATAAGAAGTCTTTGTGCAACATTCTCAGTGTAAGGATGTGTGATCCCTACATCTGTCATTGGGCCATTTTCCCAGACACAATCTCTTGTCACTTCGTTAATCTTAATGTCCATCTAAATCTCCTAACCTGCTGGAGCACTGGTAGGTGATCCCGGAACAGAACTAATATGGTAATGTGTACTGAATACAATTCCATTAAAGGTTTGGATTCCAATACCGGTATAGTTACCATTGTGGGTGTAAGAACCAGTCTGTGTTGTATTACCGATGTGTGTAACATTCCCTGTAAAATTAATACTAGGAACATCTACATTCATAGTAGGACCTGCAATATTAAACTCTTCAGTAAAGTTCACATTTGCTGTCTTACAGTTAACGGTAACATCTTTATTAGAAGTTGTGATGACAATATCACCATCAGATTTAATCCTAACTTCAGCCTCAGCACCCCCCACATTGCCAAACATAACAACATCATCAGGACTATGTGTTAAAACACGTTTACTGGGGTTGTTAATCGATGTACCGGGAGGTTGTATACCCGGATAGAATACAGCGTCTGAGGCAGACATTTTCCCCGCTGTTTGAGGTGTAGAAGGTCTACCATTACCAGCCTTCCAAGCTGTCATATCCCTCATTGAGAATACAGCCATACCTGTAGTACCAGCTTTGATAGGAAAGGTAATCCCACCCTCAGACGAGATAGGGAAACTAATTGGAACTCCATAAATAGGTGGACGTTCCTTTACACTTCCATCTTGATTCTTCTGGTTAATAGTTGGTTGAATATCCACCAACACACCAGTGTCACCGCCCTGCCTTACACCAATAACAATACATGGGATAGATGTATTTAAGCTTTCAGCTTTGTAATCAAATGCAGAGTTAATTGTATCTTGAAGGGCTGCAACAAGTGCTGTATCAACTGGCATCTTTATCTACCTTCTCAAGATATTGACCAGTATTATTCCCTGTATTATATCTATATAACGGATGACTAAAGATGGATGGTTCTTACCAACGAAATCGAGTCTACCAGCTAATCGTTGGTGATAGCAAATCAAGTAATGCCTTTGAAATTCAAAACGATTTGCAAGTTACTTTTGATATCTCAAAATCTACTGACAATAAAAGACGAACAAATTCTGCCGCAATCGAGATATATAACCTTAACGCTGATCAAGTTAAATTACTAGATACAGATTATCCAGCAGCTTCGTTCAGTGTTGGTTATCTAGATGTTGGTAATATCAAAAGAATCTTTGGTGGTCAAGTAACTAATGTCTCTACTCGTAAAAACGGAACTGATCTTGTAACTCAACTTC